TGATGGTTTTGACTTGTGAAGTGGTGTTGCAGACTTCTTATCTTTTGCCATTGTGCGTGTCTTTAGACCCTTGATTGTTACCTTTGCCATTATTTTTTTCCCTTGTTTCTTTTGGATATTGCTGCCGCTTTCTTTTTAGCATCAGCCTTGGAACTTGCCCCCCACGCTTGAAGTGATAGGAGCAATCTTGTTGGTTCCCCATTGGGTTTACGTTCTGGTCCTGGCATACCGCCCATACGGGCTAGGAATGAGGCTCTACGGGGGTTATCACCGCTCTTTACGGGTGGCTTGAGGGTTCCACCCTTGTAGGATGCTCTACCCTTCGCATTCAGGCCACCCTTAGGGTTTTTGCCTTCTTTACGTTGCCATGCTGCTGTCATTTCTTTTTCCTTACTACTGCAGCATTATCTACCAAATTTGGATATAGTCTGCCAGCCTTTTTGGCTTTGGCTTTTGCTGCTTGTTTTTGTGCTGAAGTTAATTTAGTTGAAGCCTTCTTGGGATTTTTTTTATCCCAAAATTCTTTTTTCATTACTTACCTTTAACTCTTTTTAGTTTAGGGTTTTTCTTTTTAGCAGCAGGGGAAGCCTTGCGGGCAGCCGAAGCAAGAATCGCACTTGCACTCTCCTTGCTGATTCCCTGCTTCTTCACAATTCCCGCAGCAACTTTCTTGAACCCTGGATGTTTCTGTTTCATTTGTTCCCCTTAATTATATCCCCAGTTTTGGGGTCTCTTTGGACTTTGACAGTTCCATCCTTACGGAGGGTAAGGATGAGACCATCTCTCATAATAGTTTTATTAAAACCATCACTGCGTACAAATTGACCTGATGACATTATTTACCACGTAGGGCTGGAATTAATCCCTTTTTGTTAAATGTATCTCTAGCCTTCTTTGCTTCTGGTGATTTTAATACACCAGCAACGCCTGATTTTTTAAAACTAGTATCTTTAACTCTTGGTGTAACCTTAGAAGTCGACTTAGTAGATGTAGTTGATTCTCCCATTGGGCGTGTAGGTTTAGCCTTAATGGGTCTATCTTCTCTTGCGTTAGCACGATTAGGCATAGCAGTTCTATCTGTACTTCTACCTTCACGTACATTAGCAGCAGATCCAATTGGACCTGGTGAAGCCTTTGGCTTGTACAAAGAATTCATTTTACTAGTATCTGAAGCCTTTGTGCGTGGCTTTGATATCTTAGGCTCATAAGATGCTAGAGCAGAAGGAGATCCTATATACATATTATTAGTTGTTGCTGAAGGTGAATTTGATGTGCGTGACTCTTGGTATGCACCGTATTCAGTTGCCATTTATTTTTTCGCTTTCTTATTAGTTTGGTTTCCTTTTGCATCATATCTTTTACCTAGAATAGCGCCACCTAATTGACCAACTTGTTTGTAAACATAATCACTTAATTGATTTGCTCTAGCGTCAGTACCAGGTCCAACTTGATTTGACATATCTACCGCTGCTGAGTATGTTCTATAAACATCTCTTGCTTCTTTTCCAATGTTACCAAAGTAACTAGAAGAGTTAGAAGTATTTTTGTAAGTTTTATTAACCGTTGGTTGGTTTATACCAGGGGTAGTACGTGCTTTAGGGGTAGCCATGTTACTTCTTCTTTCCCATTTTCTTAATAACCATTTTCTTACCAGTCTTCTTGGCTTCCTTCTTGGCCATAGCCATGCCCTTTGGACCGTATGAGAATTCTTTTTTTCCAACCATTGGCATTATTTCTTACCCTTCTTCTTAAGCACTTTCATACCAACTTTAGTTTCTCTTGCTTTTTCTTTCTTGCTTTCTGGTTTCTTTAATTCTTTTTTCTTCATTGCTGCTGATTCTGTTTTTTCGTAAGCAGCGTATGCCTTTGCTTTATTCATTGCCATTATATTTGTCCTATCTCTTTGAGTACTTCTACGGATTTTTTATTTATATCTTTTGCTTTTGGCATAGTCTCTGAGTTATAGGCTTTACCTAAAGTTTCTGATGCTTCGTGTGCTGCTATTATATCTTTCATTCTGGTACCAGCAGGTTGTATGCCTTGTGACCTAGCATCGCGGTATGCCTGTAGTTCAGAATTCCATTTTTTATCTGGTATATCTCGACTAGCATCTCCAGAGTTCATCTGAAGTCCTAGACCCTTGCACCCAAAGCAACCCTCAATTGGTTCAGGGTGATGCTCCCAATGTTTCATATGTCCCTACTCTGCTGTGAAGTTACTTGCTGTTATTCCTATTCCCGCTGCTATCATTGCTGTCCTAACAGCATCGGTAATTCCAGTGTGTATAAGACCACCCATGTAATAGGCAGTATACGTCTCTAAATCATCTTGCGCTGGGTATTGAGTTAATGAATATACTCCAGCATTATTAATTACTGTAAGACCTTTTGTTCTCTGAGTAAAGAATTGGAACAGTCTGTGACCACCTATTAGTCCTTGCTCTATAGTAGGTGTTAGAAATGTGTACGTTGCCATTATTCTCCTTTAATGAATTTACTGTAAGGCTAGAGTTTCCCCTAGCCCTACCGTCAATCAACTAAGCGATTGATGAACCAGACTCAATACGATACAAGGCTGCTTCGCGATAACGCTTGAAGCCAAGAACGCCGTACCAGCCCATTGGGCGGAAACGCATTAAGTGGTCAATAACTGGACCGATAACTACATGTGGCTCTTCAGCAACGGCCTCAGCCATTGCTTGCTGACCAGCAATAATTGTACGGTAGTTTTTTGCAGATGATGCACCGTCTGTAGCATTGTACAAACGAGCAGACTCTACGAAATAAGCACCTTCATAGGTACCAATTTCTCCTGCCCAAATACGATCTTGTGCAGATCCGTATTGGTTAGGAAGTAGCCATCCTGCTGAACCAGTCTCAGCACGAAGGTCGTGTGAAACTTCTGGGTGGATACCACACCAGTATAGTGAACCCTTACGGGCTACAGACTTACCAGAACGTAACTTAGCAACAGCCTTACGGATGTTGGCTGAAGAAATAGTTGCTGCTGCTGTAATTGTTGCAGTAGATGTTGCAGTTGAACCTGAGTAAATTACGTTGGTTCCGCCACGAAGTTCTGTCATTGCGACAGCATCAATGGAATCTGCAAGGTTGAATGCAATGATATTAGCAATTGCTGGATCTACATCAGCAAGGCTGAATAGTTCCAAAGCACGTGTTACTAATACTGAGTTACCGTACTCTGCAAGAGTTACAGTAACTGATGTTGGGGTACCTAGTGCTACAGAGTCACGCTCTGTTGCTTCGGTTAGCGCAGTTGATTGCGCTGCTAAATCTGCGTATAATTGTAGAACTACGGATGAGCCCGGAATACTCTGCTTTGCAGGACGCTTGTCAGCGACACTACGAATAAGGGGTTCTGAACGCAACGCGAATTCTAACAGTCGATCATACGCTGTCTGTACTAAACCAGCGCCACCAGCGGTTCCGCCGAGGGTGCTTGAGCCTGTACTTGAATAGGCATTAGCCATTGTTCACCTCCAAGGTGATTAAGAATTACTATGGATTGTTTGGTTGACCATAAATAATAGCGTTAAGTTCATCCGCGTTAGCGGCGTTCATAACTCTACTCATTAGGTCCTCTGCCTTATCAGGTGTTAACGCTCCATTGGTTACTACATCTATTTGTCGCAAATTTGCGATGTCTCTCTGAGATAACTCGGTTTTTTGTTGTGGAGTCTGAATGCCAAACACGTCACCGTGTTGTTCCAGCCACCCCGATATTGCGTCTTCTGACGCTTCTAAATCAGCAGGTATAAATGAGGCAATTTTCTCATTAACGCCCTTTTGGGCAAATGTGTCTTTTATGATCCGCTCACGCTGAGCCTTGGTTAGACTTCCAAGGTTTGTTTCCAGATCCTTGATTTTTTTCTCCTGAAGCCTATTGGCTTTGCGGAGTTTTTTTACAAGGTCCGTATCAGAATCGAATGTAGTTAAATCCACATCGTCTTCATCATCTTCCCAGTCGTTCGTTATATCGCGGTTGTTGCTCATAGCAACCTCTCCCTTTGTTTGTAGTTGTCGCACGCCGCAATCAAAATGGGGGATTTTGATCGGTTCGTACTCTCGGTCTTATACGCTGCTCTGTGCCGATAGGTCAGTGCAGGAATCTAGTTATATCTGTCCAGCGCTTGAATAATTTGCAAACGAAGTAGTTCTTCCAGTGAAGTTACCAGTTTGACCTTGGAAACTTCTTGTTTCTAACTCAATAAGTTTTTTACGACGAAGTGATTCTATTGAGTTAAGTTGTTCTTGCTCAAGTTCGGATTGAATAGTAGCAGCGTCGGCAGCCTGCTTACCTTCATAAATGTTAGATAATCCAACTTCAGGTTTTAATGTCTGACCAATAACGTTATAGGCTTGGCCAGCAACGTATTGTGCTTGTGTCTCATCATAACCCTTGGCTGTAAGATCAGCGCCTAGTTTCTCAAAGTTTGCTTTATTAAAAGTAATGCCAGTGTTTGCTCTACGAACTGCCTCAAATGATAACGCTGCAGTATTAAAGTTTTGTTGCATCTTTTCCATGCCAACGTTTGGATCTAAGTAAAAGTCAGTTAAATCAGCATTACTGCCAATATATCCTAGTTGTTGTAGATTACTGATTATTAATGGGTCAGCGGTAACTGCTGCTAAACGTGCCTTATTGGCATTCTTATCTAAAGTTGCTACGCTAATATTGTTCTTAAGATACTTTTGAATATACTCTTGGCTGGTAAATTTAGCATCTAAATTGTATTTAGTTTGTGTTGATTTGTATCCCTCTACTGTGTTAAATAGATCACTTGCACTAAGTTTTTTAGTCAGTGCATCATTATAAAATCCATAAGCACTATAGAATGGAGAAGTTAAAACGGTACCAGTCTTAGTGGTAAACTCTTTATTGTTTAAATATATTTCTACAGCAGATTCTTCACTTAAACCATCTTTAAGTAAAGATTGAAGGAAGGTTGTTGATCCTTCTACTAAGGCTGCTGAAAGACCTGTAGCAATTAACATGGACTTAAGAACCTGTATATTTGTGGTTCCTAATACTTCTTCTTCTGCTGCTGCAGACTCAAAAGTTACAGAAGCAATACTGCCATCTAAATTATAATTAGTAACATTATATCCAATTAATTTACCCTTGCTATCATACACTGGAGTTCTTGTAGATGGTCTTGCCTCAGTGCTGCCACCACTAGCAGGAGGAACTACTGGTTCAATTATTGGGGTAATTGTTTTTGCTTGAGGTATTGTTTTTGAAGGAACTGTTGAAGTAACTTTAGGTGCCGTTGATTTAGCAGCAGCAATAGAAGCAGGAGAACCATAAAGATTTAAAGATTGAGAAAATGTTGGAGCAGTAGGTTTAGCAATAACTGCAGGTGTTGCTACTTTAGTAGGAGTTGCTGCTTTGGCTTTACCAGCAGCAGCGGCTGCTTGAGCAGCAGCGGCTTGTGATCCAGCGGCCATTATCTACCTAATTTCTGTTTAATTAAACTACCAACTAAAACTGCTTGATTGATTGAAGCGGGAGAAGTAGCAGAACGTGGATCATTTAACCATGCTTGGTTCATCTCATATTCATTCATTAAACGATAGTTTCCTTTTTCATCTTTGAAGTTAAGAGCGTTTTTAATAAACTTATCATCAGGAGATACGTTACGTCCAGAAACTTTTTGAAGAAAAGCAAGAATAGGCTTAGAGTAAGTTGCTACATCTTCACCAGCAAGTAATTCAGCCTGAAGACCAAGATATTGTTTAGATGCCACACGGCGTTGTTGGTTTTGATAATCGGTTAACATTTGAGTAGAAACTTTATCGTCACCTTGACCAATTATGTTTGCAATTAAACTAGAGACATCTTTAAAATCAGGTTCTGCAAGAAAGTTATTTCTATGAGTTGCTAAAATATTATCGTATATAGTTTTTGCTGTTCCACCAAGACCAGCACTTGTGGCTACATCAAAGTTTTTAGAAAGATAATTGGCTAAGAATTGTTCTTGTTCCTTAGTAGTAAATCCTTCATCACCAGTAACTGTATTGCTTCTAGTAACTCCACCTGTAGTAGACGAGGTTGTAGTACTCATAGATTTCTGTTTTTCAGCCTCAGCATTATACAAATTCATGAAATCATCTATTTGGGTTTGGCTTGGGAAAGCACCAAAAGCCTGATAGTAAGCATTAGATAAAGTAGACTTAGCATCACCATTATCTATTAATCTTATGGCAGTAGATATATTCTTGCTAAAACTAGGGATAGTTCTGTTCTTATTAGCATATAAATCTTTAAGTTGGGTTAAAAAATCTGTACCGTTCTGAAGGGCTATACGAGAAACTGATTGAATAGCATCTACGTCTTTGTTTCCTAATGTACCACGAGGGGTAGTATCAGCAGATAGTCCACTTTCTCGAAGTAAGGCTTGAATATAATCTAATTGATTAACAAATCCAGGAGGTTGGCTTCTAGTATCTGCACGATTGTTCTTTACCCAATCACGAATAGCATATGAATATGCAGCAGGATTGGTGTAAAGTTGAGATTTTAACTCAAATGCATTACGGGCTTCATCTACGGCAATTTGATCTGCTTTAGATGTACCTTGCTGTGGTCCTGTTTCATATGCCAATTTATTATCCTACCTTAACTAGTGAAGAAAATACTCCGTAATACATACGAGAGAATGCTGGATTTTGAATCATTAACTGAGTAGCAAGGTTGTCTAATTTCTTAGCCTCTTCCTTTGCATACCAAAAACCACTGCCAATCTTAGGATCAGCGGTAGTTCTTACTTCTTGTAAATACTCTTCTACTTGCTTGTAAGCATCATAGAACTCTTTGGTTTCTTTGTATACAGGAGACTGTTGGAATGCTGGCTCATTTAAAGCCTTCTCAACAGATGCTAACTTGTCCTGTGCGGTTCCAATATCAACGTTCATAACTGGAGCACTGCCACCAAATTTATCGTTTAATTCTATGATTTTTTGAGTACGCCATACATCGCTATAACCCATATCTGCTTGTTCTGTAGATACTTGAGATACAGCCATTTGGTAAACAATGTTTTCTGCATACTTTTCTAATTCTTCAGGACGCAATACACGACGACGACCTGTAGCCTTTTGCCAGTTATAGTAAGCAGTTGCCGCTTCTCCACCAGGGAAAAAGTAGGGAACAACATCACCAGTAGCAGTAGCATACTTCTCTGCTATACTAGGGTTATTGTTTAAGAAATCCCAAGCATCACCAGTACCACGAACACTACGTGTAGATCCAGCAAGGATAACTAATAAGTTCTTAATACCAAATGTGTCAGAAAATTCTCCTACTGCACCAAAGTAATCACCAGGGTGATTCTTAGTTATTTGATCAAAAGCGCTATAGATAGCAGTTTGAGTTCTTAATTTTCCATCTATATCTTTAGCAAAGACTTCTTGAGAAGGAGTTGCTGGGGCAATAGATTGAAATAGAGCAGTCATAAAACCAGTTGCTCTGGATAAACCACGAGCATCATTAAATAATTGATTACGTTCAGCATCATTTGCTAATGGATTATCTCCATAATTACCAGTAGATGCTAAGTAAGAAGCCCAGTCTTTTACACCACGTTCTACTTGAACATCATTATTAACTGCAAGCAAGAATGACT